ACGGCAATGGCTGACCTTGGCATCACCCCAGCCAAGGGTATGACCATCACGCAAGAACGGGCAGAAGACCTGTTGAGGCAGGGCGTGGACAAGTTCGCAGCCACCGTGGATGCGATGATCACAACCAAGGTTAACCAAAATGAGCGCGGTGCGTGTGTGTGTTTGGCCTACAACATTGGAACGGGGGCGTTTGCTAAGTCCACTGTCCTGCGTGAGTTGAATGCGGGCAATAAAGACAAAGCTGCTGCTGCTTTTAGAATGTGGAATAAGGCTGGAGGGGAGGTGATCCGAGGTCTGGTCAATCGCCGTGAGGCGGAGATCAAGTTGTTCTTAACGCCTGTTAGTGCAGATATGCACACTGTTACTACGCCCGAGGGGGCCGAAACTCAATCTACGCTTTCTATACTCTTCAACGCCGTATTGGCACTGTTTAAAGGAAAAACAAAATGAGCTCTACTGAAATTGGCGGCATTGCCCGCGCACTTGCGTCTGCACTTGGCGGTTATCTGGTTGGTAAGGGGTTGGTCGATAGCGAGACAGCCACTGCTCTCGGCGGTGCTGTTGCAACCATCCTTGTTGCGGTTTGGTCTGTGATTGCTAAGCGCAAGGCATGAACTCTTTTATCGCTTCCTTACTTAAGCCCCTGCTAACTTTCTTTGCAACTTGGCTTGCAGGGCGGGCGGCAGGGGTGAACAAAGCCGAAAACGCTACCCTAAAGGAGGACATGGCCCATGCACAGCGTATCCAGAAAGCCGCGGAAGTTGCGCGGGCCAGTACTGCTTCTGACACTACTCCCGTTGATGAGCGCCTGCGCAAGCTCGGTGCCCTCCGCGACTGAACAGACCGTATGCCACGAACTTCGCACTGATCTGCCAACGTATTCTAGCAAGGACACCGAGCGGACTAAGCAAGAAGGAGTTAAGTTTTTGACCACCTTCCGTGCGGTATGCCCTAGCTAGTTGGCGAAACTATTGTACTGATGTACAATCCCGGAAAAGGAGGCTGCTATGCCGTTAATGAAGCTTCAGTTCCAGCCGGGACTCAACCGCGAAACCACGGCCTACGCAAACGGGGGTGGTTGGTGGGACTCGGACAAGATCCGTTTTCGTATGGGCTACCCCGAGAAAATCGGTGGGTGGCAACAGTATAACCCTTACGCCTTGCTGGGCACCTGCCGTGCTATCCATCCGTGGGTAGCGCTTGACGGCAACGAGTACATTGGTTTCGGCACTTCGCAGAAGTACTATGTGGCAGGGGGCGGAGACTATAACGATGTCACACCAATCCGGGCTACAACCGCTGCGGGGGACGTAACATTTGCTGCGGCTAGGAACACACTTAACGGCGGCATCTCGGCTACTGCAACTACGTTGACTCTTACATCTGTTACAGGGTTCCCCACAACTGGGGGCCTAATCAGGATTGACTCAGAAGATATCCGGTACTCTGGCGTAGACGCAGTCGCGTTGACGCTTACAGGGCTTCTTCGCGGGCAGAATAGTACGACTGCTGCTTTGCATTTGACCGCCGTGGGTGTGTTTTGCGCTACTATCGTCGTAACGGATACAGCTAACAATGCGTATGCCAACGACTTTGTGACGTATTCCGGTGCAGCTAGTCTCGGCGGCGCTATCACTGCCGCTATCCTAAATCAGGAATACCAAGTCACTTCTGTCGTTTCTTCTACGCAGTACACCATCGAAGCCCGCACGGTATCTGCGGTATATACTATAGCAACATCCTCGGGGCTAAGCCCTACGTATGTGTTCCCAAACGCTTCCGATACTGGGGCTGGCGGCGCTTTAACTGTTGGCACTTATCAAATCAACACGGGCCTAGACACTTCTGTTCTTGGGTCGGGGTGGGGCGCAGGCACGTGGGGCGGCACCGCGGTTGGTGGTTTTCCAGCTACAGGTTGGGGGTCTGCAGCAAGCACAACAGTCCCCGGCGCACAGCTTCGCCTATGGGGCCACGATAACTACGGCCAAGACTTGCTGTTCAACGTGCGTAACGGTGGTATCTATTACTGGGCAAAAAGCACTGCATATCCTCGCGCTGTTGAACTAACCTCCCTAGCTGGGGCTACCACAGGCAAAGCACCGACCATTGCTAAGCAGGTCATCGTTAGCGATAACGACCGTCACATTCTTGCTTTTGGGTGCGACGATGAGTTTAGCATTGGTACGCAAGACCCGCTGTTGATCCGCTTCAGCGACTCCGAAAGTCTTACAGAGTGGCGCTCTCTACCAACCAACAGCGCAGGTTCTATCCGTATCGGCTCAGGTTCTTCTATTGTTACCGCGGTCGAAACTAAGCAGCAGACCATCGTCATAACGGACACCTCGGTGCACGCACTGCAGTATCTAGGGCCTCCGTTCACTTTCGGCCTGACCATGGTGTCCGATAACGTGTCTATCGCTGGGGCAAACGCGGCAATCGCTGTTGATGACTCTGTCTACTGGATGGGGGGAGGTGACTTCTACATCTACAACGGTGTCGTTTCTCAGGTGCCTTGTGATGTGAAAGACTATGTGTTTTCCCGCATTAACCCCGCGCAGACTGCCAAGATCGTGGCGGGCGCAAACATCAATTTCGGCGAGGTGTGGTGGTTCTATACAAGCTCTTCCAGTGAAGAGAACGACTCGTATGTGGTCTACAACTACCAGCAGCGCATCTGGTATTTCGGATCTTTGCAACGCACTGCATGGACACACAAGAACCTCGGCATCTTTCCTATTGCCGCGGCAACGGATAAGTACATCTACTCGCATGAGTTCGGCACTGATGATGGAAGTCAAAACCCGCCTGTTGGGATTAGCGCCTATATCGAATCTTCTGGGCAAGACCTTGGAGACGGGGATCAGTTCTCGTTCATCTGGCGTGTCATCCCCGACCTGACGTTCCGCAATTCGAGTTCTGTAGCACCACAGGCTACGTTTATTGTTAAGATGTCTAACTTCCCCGGCGCAGACTTTAGCCAAGAGAACTCAAACGTAGTCACCAAGACCGGGTCGTACCCTGTTGAGCAGTTCACCAACCAAGTGTTTACCCGGCTTCGCGGTCGCAGCTTTACGTTTAGGATTGAGAGCGACGAGGCAGGTACTACGTGGCGGCTTGGCGCACCACGACTTGATGTTCGCACTGACGGTAAACGGTGAGGTAGTATGTCACGCAATATCCCGGGGCCACTATTCCCCGTACCACCAAAAGACTACGACCAACGCTATATGGCGGAACTTACCCGCGTGTTTTCTTTGTACCAAGAACAAGTGCAGAACCCGGGGTTGGGACGCAACACTACTACCGTGTTTACTAACTTACAGAGTGATGACCAAGGGCTGGAGCCCGGCACGGTCTTTCGAAACGGTAACTACTTCTTAAAAGTCACTGTTGCAAACCAGCCAAATGTCGGGGGTTTGGCGGCGACTGGTGGGGTAGGCCAGATAACTAAGGCCCCATAAACTTCATATGGAACTTATGCACTACATCGTGTTAGTATACAGCAGCAAACAGGTAGCGGGTTAGATCATGTACTCTCCTCAGTTCCTTGCCCGGCTACGGGCATATCTAGCAAGCGGCGGCAAAGAAGGTTTCGATGGCGGAATCCGTGGGCTGGTGCCCACTACCATGCCTGTTACTCCTACTCGTACTCTCATGGCTTCTCCTGCGCCCGGCACTTCCACACCTCCTCCCGGCTACCGCTATGGGGTTGACCCTGAGTTTAACTACGGTTTTGCGGCCCCAGTAAAGTTTGAGAAGCCGAAAGAAGAAAAGAAAAAAGCCGCAGGTGGTCCTGTGGACTATATGGCTGGCGGCGGTGCAGCGGAAAGCGGTCAAGCGGCGGCTAAATCCGACAGGTACGAGGCTAACCAAAAAGCTGCCGCCATGTACGCGGCTCAGGACAATGCGCGGGACGGTACACCGATCCCTGACCACCTGCAGAAATACTTAAAGTCTTCCAACAGCAGCGGAAGCAAAGCAGCCGTAGCATCTACCCCCGGCCAGTACAAAAACTTCTGGGACCGCATTAACGGCGGGGGCCCCGGTGCAGGTTACACGAGCCTGTTTGATATGATTAACGGCGGCGGCATGGGGGGTTCCTATGCTAAGCCCGGCACAAACATTCGTGGTCTCGGTGCAATTGTACGGGACTTGCAGCTAGGTGGCATCGGCGCACTTGCGCGTGACGCTGTGGACGGTCGGGGCTTTGGCGCTTCAGGTGACAAATTCCGTGGTGGTAAACGTTCGGCTATTCTAAATATCTTTGGCATCCCCCCTGCGGGACAAGAAGGTAGCATCTTTAACTTCATTCCTGAAAGTACCCCCGAGGCCATAGAATTTTTAAAGACCAATCGGCCTGAAAAAGATCAAGAAGCCGCGGGCACTGCGGGCACTGCGGGCACCCCCGTAGTAGCGGGCCAAGCAGCGGGCGGTATTGTTGACAGCGGGGTTCCTGTTAACTTTGCTCGGGGCGGCATTGCAGATATCCCTGATCCCGCTGCGGACGCACAGCCCCCCATGGGCAACGAGAAAGAGCTTATCTCCTCGGCAATCGCAGCTATCAAGGGTCAAGTAGAAGACCCGCGCCCGATCCTCGGTGCGTTCCTCGCTAAGTATGGCGAAGAGGCTCTGCGTAACCTCGTGGACAAGGTGGAGTCTGGCGATGTCGATAAGACCGCCGCTCGTAGCGAAGGTATGCTCAAGGGCCCCGGCGATGGTATGGATGACCGCATCCCCGCTAAGGTTGAGGGTGGGCAGGATGTACTTCTTGCAAATAACGAGTATATTGTACCTGCAGACGTAATCTCTGCTCTTGGTAATGGGTCTTCGGATGCAGGTGCCGAGCACATGGACAAGATGCTAGATCGTGTACGTACAGCCGCCCACGGCAAGTCTACACAACAGAAAAAAGTTTCCGCCGATAAAGTACTTCCGGCATAAGGAGAATCTAACATGGCTTTTCTTCCCGGTCTCTTTGGCGGCAAAAGCAAACCCGCAACGTCTACGACTACCAATGCAATGCCTGCGGAGTACCAACCGTACTTTACGGATATGCTGGGGCGGGCCCAAACAGCGTCCCTGACCCCATATACCCCCTACGGGGGGCAGCGCCTTGCGACTAACAACGCAGATGTTCTCGGCTCGCACGAGATGGTTCGCAACATAGCTACGCAGGGGATGCCCGGCACCCAAGAAGCTATGGACATGACTCGCAGCGCTGCTGCGGGCACAAATCAATTTACAGGCGCTAACCCGTATCAGTTCTCGGAGTTCGGCTACTCTGGCCCGGGCACTTTTGATTCTGCTGCAGCTAACCAGTACATGAACCCCTTCGTCCAAAACGTGTTGGGTCAGCAGAACGAGCAGGCCGCTCGGGACTACCAGATTCAAAACGCAGGGCGCAATGCTAAAGCCGTGCAAGCGGGGGCCTTCGGCGGGTCTCGTCAGGCTGTTCAACAGAGCTTGGCCGAAAATGATCTGCTCAATCGCCAAAACTTGACGCAGGCCACAGGACTGCGGGACGCCTACTCTGACGCACAAAAGATGTTCGAAACTGACCGCCAAGCGCGTATGGCTAACGAGCAGGCTCGCGCCGCGGAACTATCCCGCGTGCAAAGTGGGCAATCTAACGAAAACTACAACCGCGACCGTCTCGGCCTTGAAGGTCTACAATTCCAAAATGACTCGGCGCAGCAGCTAGCTTCGCTAGAAGCAAAGGCACGTGCAGGGGACGTTCAAGCCGCACAACTTCTGGAAGCCGCGGGCAAGCAAGAGATGGGTATGGAGCAAGCCGGGCTGGACATTGGTTATCAGGACTTCATAAACCAGCGTGACTATAACCAGAACCAAGTCAACAACTTCTCTAACATCCTGCAGGGGCTCCCCCTATCTCCTGTGGGACAGCAAAGTGGTACCGCTACCGCGGCGCAAGCTAGCCCCTTCACGCAAGCCCTAGGCACAGGGATTGCAGCTATCGGTTCGTACAATTCGCTCTTTGGGCAATAAGGTGTAACTATGGCTATGAATATCATTCAGCTTCAGGACAACCTTAAGAATCTGTCAGACCAGCAGCTAGCGCAAGCTATGCAGATGCCCGCGCAGGACACACCACCGTTTCTTGTTGTATCGGAACTGAATCGCCGTAAGAAGATGCGGGATAACTTCCAAGCGCAGCAAGCTAGCCAAAACCAAACTACAGTTGCTCAGGATGTTGTTGCCGCTGCAGGTGTACCGCAGCAAGCTGCGTCAGAGATGGCGCAGTCCCTAGCGCCTCAAACGGACATGACCAACAATACTGGTATTATGTCTATCCCGCAGGGAGCGGCCCCCGCGCAAGGTATGGCTAGCGGTGGTGTCGTTAAGATGTTTGAAGGGCAGACGGTTCTTCCCCAAGAAGGAATTAGTGAGATAGACCGGGAGCCGTTTACGCTTGCCGATGTTCTTGAACAATACGGAATTTCTATTGGCTTGGACAACACAACCCCCGGGGTACGCGCAGTTCCGGGCCCGGGGCGGCCCCCTATCCCTACCCTTGAAACGCCGCCGGAAACCCCGCCTGTGGTTGCTCCGGGCACCCCAGTTGACCTCGCGCAGCTCGCGGAGATTGCTGCAGCTAAAAAAGCTGCGGATGAAAAAGCCGCCGCAGATAAAAAAGGTGGTTCTGGCGGCTCCGGAGGAGCAGGTGGCGGTAAACCTTCGACCTACGAGCAGATGCTTATTGATGCCAAGGACAACGCCGATAAAAAGTTTAAACAAGATAAATGGATGGCCCTTGCACAGATGGGTTTAGCCATGATGTCGTCTCAGAGCCCCACCTTGCTCGGCGCAAT